TAATAGTGGGTGATGTAGTTGCACAACAAATTGCAACTAAAAATAGCCCTGTACAACAATCTATGGCCAGTACATATGGTAATAAACCTGCACTTGCTAGGAGGTAAAAGATGACTACAAGTATTTATTGGCCTAGTGCACCATTTCCACAATCACCACAAAAAGGCTTTACTGAATCTGTGGGGGTTAACGTGTTACGTTCCCCCATGGATGTAGGTCCTGCTAAAATGCGTAGACGCGGTGCCAGGCCTAATACACTCAATGTTCAATTTATACTTACTAGTTCGCAAGCAGCTACCCTAGAAACTTTTGTAAAAACTACACTTTTAGGCACTAAACGGTTTAATTTCTTACATCCACGCACTAGTAGTAGTGTGGAGGTAAGAATTATACCACAAAGCGATAGTGAATTTTATAAACTTACTTATATAGCGCCAGGTTATTGGCAAACAGATTTAGTATTTGAAGTATTACCATGAGCAGATTAAGTACACTTAGTGCAACAGCTATTAAGGCAATGTTTTCGTCAGAAACGGAACAAGCAATTGTTATGTTACTGACTATATATGATCCAGAAATTACTAATACAGATACACCACTAATACGTTTAGCAGATAACTTTAATAAACGTATTAGTGAAACCGATACTGAAATTGTATATGGAGTACGTAGTCGTGGAAACAACTACGTATTCTTACCTATGGAAATCTCACTGCCTAGTGAGGGCGAGGATGGCAATAGTAATTGTACAATTAGGTTTAATTTTGTTACACCAGAAGCCATACAAATTATTCGTGAAGAATTAACTAGTCCTGCTAAAATATTACTAGAATTAGTACTTGCAGACGGTACTAGTGCAGATATTGACGCTGTAGAGGCTACTTTTTCAGGATTTTATATTACTAGTGCTAATTATAGTGCAGATAGTATTACTCTAAACTTGGGCATGATTAACTATAACACAGAACCTTTTCCCGCCTATAACTTTACACCCAAAAATTTTCCAGGATTATTTTAATGTGGTATAATAAATACGTTGGACTACCCTACAAAGACAACGGCAGAACTACAGCTGGAATTGATTGCTGGGGTTTAGCTTGTCTAGTATATCGCGAACACTTGGGTATTGAGTTACCTACTTTAGATAATGCTTATATAGGTAGTAGCGATCTGGTAGTTAAAGAATTGGTTAACTATACCAAAGAATCTTGGATTTTAACTAAACAGCCTAAATCAGGTGATATTTGTGTATTTAATATCTTAGGTGAGCCTACACACGTAGGCATTTACATTGGTGATAATAAATTTTTACATGCTCGTATTGGTCAAAGCAGTGTTATTGAATCGCTGAATAGCATAGCTTGGAATCGTAGGTTAGAAGGCATTTATAGATATAATACTGGTAAAATTCAACTAACTGGTGCACCACATCCACTTCAACTACAAAATATAGTTACAGAGTGGACTGAAGCGGGTACTAATATTGCTGAACTTACTCGATATATTCAAGAAAAATATCGAGTAAGTGCTCGCTTACTAGAACGAATTGTAATTTTAGTAGACGGTATACCGGTACCACAACAAGCATGGCAATCTACAAAGTTATTGCCAGGACAAACTGTTGCCTATAGAGTTATGGCTACTGGTGGTAGTAGTGGCAGATTATTAATGACTCTTATTTTAGTTGTTGCTATTGCTAGTTTTCAACCTGAATTATTATCACTAGGCGGGCAACTTTCCGGCAGTACTTTTGGTTTAGGATTTGGTACTGCTACTGGTTGGGCAATGGCTGCAACTATTGGCCTTAACATGGCTGGTATGGCACTTATTAATGCTATTGCACCTATCACTAAACCCAAAGAAGTTGAACAAAGCAAAGGTATAAATCTATTTAATGGCAGCAGCAATCAAATAAATCGTTTTGCCGCCATTCCAGTTGTATTGGGTAAAGTGCGTATGGCTGCTATGCATGGTGCCACACCCTATATTGAAAGTCTAAGGGATACTAGTGTTATTAATATGGCATTAGTCTGGGGATTTGGGCCGCTTAGTATAAGTGATATGCAAGTAGGTTTGACCCCAATGGAGCGATTTTATACTGTTAACTTACAGGGTAGTAGCGATCAAGCCACACCTATTATACTTCATGGATATGCAGATGAAGTAACTACTAGTTTTGATCAATTATATGGTCAAGATGTAACTCAGCAAATTGTTAATGCAGATTTAGTAAATACTCCTGAAGATAATCCACTTGAAAATGGCGTTGTATCTCAATACGGTCCTTGGCGAGAAGTTACCTTAACTGATCAATGTACTCGTATTGAATTAGCATTTACTTTTCCACAAGGATTACGTAGTGTAAAACCTAGTAATGGTGATATTAACGGTGCTACTGCACAAATAGAATTACAGTATAAAACCGCAGGTGGAGCTTGGACAGATGTAGCACCTTTTAGTAGTGTTGATGTTACTGGACAAGCTGGTAATAGTGTTGGTTGGCAACGTATACTGCAACGTCCTGAAGCAATTGATCAAGGATATTATCAGGATTCTAATGATGCTGTAGTAGGAGGCTGGGTTCCAAACTACCAACAAACTTATCAGTGGTATACTATTACACTACAAGCTGGTGGCGGTATTAATGTATATGCGGGTACACCTACTTATGTATACGATCAAGAACCTAATTCTGATATTATTAGTAGATTAACAAATACACAGCTTAATCAAATATCTGCTACAACTGAAACCTCTGGTGCTAAATATACAAGATTACCACAAATTCCTAGTAATCAAATTGAACTTTATGATGTTTGTTTGCGTAGTGGTACAGGTACTAATTTAAGTGGTTATTTTACTAGAGTAGATAGACGTAGTGGTAATGGTACTACATCAGGATTAAATTTTAGTTACCAAGATCAAACAAATGGTAATGTATTGGTTAATATTACTACAGGTAGTATTACAAATAGTGGTACTCAATATACTAGCTCTGTAGAAGTAGAAAAATTTAGTACAAAAGAATTTACAAGTTCTATATACACAATTATAGATCCTGCTCAACAAACTAATTGGTGTGATTTTTTAAATGAGTACGGTCGCTGGATTCAGCAAAGTGGCACAACAACTACATATACTGCACCAAATATTATTGCTGGAAAAAAGTATACAATTGCCACAGTAGGAACCACAGACTTTACAGCAATAAGCGGACTTACTAGTGGACAAAATTATGCGGGCACTAGATTTATAGCTACAGGTCCCGGTACTGGTACTGGTACTGTGTATATGAATACTTGTGAGTTAGTTCAAAATTGGACAGTTGCAGAAAGCGGAATATATAAAGTATATTTTAGTGCCGATAATACGGCTAAACTTTATATTGACGGCACACTAGTAATGAATTTAGATAGTGATGATAGTTATACAACTGTTTTTACTAATAACGTATTAATTGAAGCAGGAACTAGAGTAGTAAAAATAGTTGCTGAAAATAGTATTATAGATACTCCAGCTGCAGTAGCTGTAAAATTTACACTTACTAGAGATGGTCAAAGTAACGCTAATGCGGCTACTAGTACAATATTAAATTTTGGTGTTTCTGGCAACTTTTTTAAATACAAAGATGCTTTTAATGATACCTATAATATTTCAAATTTACCTGCTGCTAACTACAGCGTAAGAGTACGTAGAAATAATCGTAGTTGGGGTGGCCAAGAAGTTACTAATAGCGGCGGATTTTTTAGCTATGATAAATGCATACTATTTAGTGTAACTGGTTACAGCAATAACAAACCAATGACTAATCCACCAGGTTGTTATTTAGCAAAAACTGCTATTAGATTGCAGAGTACTGGTAAAGTAAATGGTACAGTTGATGGAATTAATGCACTAGTACAAACTCGTGGTTATGACGTTATTTATACTAATGGTGGTGCTACAAAAACTTGGACAGATAATCAACCTATTAATAATCCCGCTAGTTTATTTAGGTATGTATTAACACATCCTGCAAATATGTATGCAGTAACTACCGCAGATATTGATTTAGATCAGCTAGTAACATGGCATATATTTTGCAAACAAAATAATTTTACTTATAATAATGTATTAACTAATACACAAAGTGTTATGGATACACTGCGTGAAATCTGTGCAGCAGGTTTAGCTAGTCCTACTATGATAAATGGTAAATGGTCTGTGGTTATTGATAAACCACGTGACTATGTAACACAACATTTTACACCGCATAATAGCTGGGGATTTGAATCTACTAAAGCCTTGCCAAAAATTCCTGATGCTTTTAGAGTAACTATTAACAATGAAGACAAGGCCTATCAACCCGATGAATTTTTTGTTTATAGAGAGGGTGTAACTAGTGATGTTGCAAAGATTTACGAACAACTAACATTACCAGGCGTAACCAATAAAACTCAAGCTACTTATTTAGCTAAGTGGCACTTTGCTCAGCTAAAATTGCGACCAGAAACTTATAACCTTAATGTTGATTTTGAATACTTAGTATGTACTCGTGGCGATTTAGTCAGGGTATCACACGATATTCCACAATGGGGTAATAGTAGTGGTAGAATTACTGATATTACATATGGTAGTGATACGACTATTACATTAAACGAACAGATTTACTTAGACAGTACCAAAAACTACTGTATTAGATTTAGAACTAATAGTGCAACATTTTATAATTTAGGAATTAAAAATCTAAAAGCGAATAGTTATACTACTGGATATACTAATACTATAACAATTGGTGAGAATTTAAGTAGTGCAGGATTACTAGTAGATAATTTATTTATGCTTGGCCAAGTAATTAGTGGTACTGCAAAAGATTCGCAACAATTAATTGTTCTATCAATTGAACCTACTAGCAATACTAGTGCAGTATTAACCCTAACGGACTATTCACCTCAAATATATACTACAAATTTTCAAAACTTAGTTTATGATCCGCAAATTACAGGCAGTAATAATGATGTAATTGTTAATTCAATTACACAAGCACCTACAATTCAAGATGCAACTAGTGATAGTGCTCTTGCTGAATTAACTTCACCAGGTGTTTATACTAATATTTTAAAACTAGCCGTTGCACATCCCAATAATTTAACACAAATAGCTCAAAAAGTAGAAGTACAGTATGTTAGTGATCAAGAAGATATGAATACTGATACTATGGGATTAAGTGTTATAGTAGATAAAGGTGCTAGTGGTGGTATTGAGATTCGTGGATTAGTAGCTAGCAAAGGTTATAAGTTTAGAGCTAGGTATTCAAATAATACAGGCACAATTCGTGGTCCTTGGTCTGATCCACCTTTTACGGCAGTAGTTGTAGGTAAGCGCACTAATAGTTTAGTTCCTCCGGCCATAACAGTGGATTTAGATGGATATTGGCTAGTAATTACTCCTAGTGATAGCGCTGTGGCAAAAGACGATATATTTAGTACTTTTGAGTATAGGGCGTATAAAAGTTCTGGAAACACTGCCCAAGACTTCTGGGATTTAGGAACTACATTGAGCACTATTAAATTTGTTCAAAGTCGTAGTGCAAGTAGA